AGTCTCGAGGACTCCGTCGGAATGGTCGCGCTCCTGCAGGACGTCGGCCTCGACGCGAGCGAAGCGGGCACCGCGACCGCGACAATGCTCACGAAGCTGAGCAAGCCGGCCGACGAAGTCGCGGAAAAAATGAAGGAGCTCGGGATCGCGTTCAAGGACGCGAAGGGCAACATGCTCGCGCCCCTCGAGATCTTCAACAACATGCGCAAAGCCGCCGACAAGCTCGGCGGAAACATGGATCAGGTCGCGTTCTTCGCGGATTTGGTCGGCCTCCGAGGCCAGAAAGCGGCGCTCAACCTGAAGGACCTCTTCGCGAGCGACAAGGGGCAAAAACTGACGGAGGAGCTCCGCAACGCTCAGGGTTCGGCCGCGAAGATGGCCGCGCTCCGAATGGATAACCTGAAGGGCGACCTCACAAGCTTATCATCCACTGTCGAAGGTCTGCAGGTTGCGCTGTTTCAGACCGAGTCGGGGCCCCTTCGGGGGATGGTGCAGGGGATCACTGAGTGGACATCGGCTAACCATGGACTCATCGTGTCCGGGTTCGTTGAGTTCATGGACAACATGCGCCGGGACCTCCCGACCATCGTGATGTGGGCCAAGCGGATCGCGGTGGGAGTGGGGATTTTTTACGCGCTGCGTCTCGCCATCGTGGCCACCACGATCGCGACGGAGGCTTATTCGATCGCCATCGGCGCGACGACGCTCGCGGAGGGCAAGAGCCTCACGGCCATGGTGCTCGGCACCGCGGCGCGCTGGGCGCGGAACGCGGCGACCTGGGCTGTCACGGCCTCTTCCTGGGCGTACTTTGCGGCATACAGCGCGACGCTGAAGGCCGCGGCCGCAGTCACCGCCATGGAGATTCGGGGCACGGTAGCCCGCTGGGCGCGGAACGCGGCGAACTGGGCTTCCAGCGCGTCAACGTGGGCCTACAATTCTGCGCTCGGGGCCAGTCAGTTGCTGCTCACGCGCACGACCGTCGCCGAGATGGGGGGCACCGCGGCGCGCTGGGCGCGGAACGCGGCGAACTGGGCCTCCACGGCCTCCACGTCGGCCTACAACGCCGCAATTGGTGCCGGGTCGGCTCTCATCGCGGCAATCACCGTGCGCGAGTGGGCGCTTGGCGCTGCTCAGTGGGCACGAAACGCGGCGACGTGGGCGGGAACCGCCTCGACGTCTGCCTACGGAGCCGCATTGGCATTCACCACCGGCGCCGTGGGCACCGTCACGGCGGCCCTCTGGGCAAGCGTGCCGGCGGCATGGGCAGCCGTCGCCCCATTCCTCCCGCTCATCGGCGCCGTGGCGGCGGCAACCGCCGGCGTCACGGCCCTGTATTATGCCTTGGTGAACCTCAAGTCCATGTGGGACATGCTCGGCGGGCTGGATGGCATCACGGCCACGATCGGCAAAATGTGGGACATGGGCACGTTCGACGTAGCCGCCGCCAACGATGAGGTCATGAACGAAAAGGCGCGAGCGGCGACCCCGCAGGCGGCCAACCCGAACGAGACTGTTCGGCGGGAGATCACCGAGAATCGTTCGAAGGGCGAAGTCACCATCGTGAGCGAAAAGCCTGCGCGCGTGACGAAACAGGCCCCCGGGCTCCAGCTCCGCGCTCCCGTTCCATCGGGGGCATTTTGAGCTGGCGCGAGCGCCTTCGCCCTGGCGTGTTCACGGCTCCGTCGGGGACCGACTATCCCATCATGTGCACGTCCTTCACGCGCTCCCACACGCAGCGCGGGAAGATCTGGGAATACGCGGACGTCAAGGGCGGGTACGTCGAGCGCCGCGGTCGAGGCCCTCGGAGCTATCCGCTCCGCATCCTGTTCTCCGGCCGCAACTGTGACCTCGAGGCGCGGAACTTCGAGCTCGCTCTCGACGAGCCAGGGTTCGGCACGCTGATGCATCCGATTCACGGGGCGATTCCCTACGTCGCGCCGCTCGGCGAAGTCACTCGGCGAGAGGACCTTGTCGCGCGTGCGGGCGAGGTGGTTGTCGAGTGCACGTTCGTCGACTCGCTCGCCTCGGTGTTTCCGCTGGTGAATGTCGATCCGGAATCCGAGACCTTTGCGGCCATCGCAGCGTTCAACCGCGCCGCCTCCGCGGACTTTGCGGACCGGGCGAACCTCGCCGACGTGAGCTTCATCGAGATGACGAAGGCGACGATTCGGGGCGCCCTGTCGGTCGTGAAGGACAAGGTCGGAGCCGCGTCGCGCTTCGTTTCGGCGCGTCAGGACGAGTTCAACGACCAATATCGGTTCGTCCAAAACTCCCTCAATGTGCTCATTGGTCAGCCGACCGATCTGGCGCTGCAGACGTGCCAGCTGATTCAGTCGCCAGTTCGCGCCGGCCGGGCCATCGGTGAGCGTGTCGAGGGGTACCTCGGGACCATCATCGGCGCCTTCGGTCAAATCATCGACTCGCTCATCGACTCGAGCGACGAGCCGTCCATCACACCGGACCAGACGGGGAACGACTTCGCCGTCAGCGACCTGTTCGTGCAGGCGGCGGCGTCGGCGGCGATCGGTGCCGCCATCGAGAGCGAGTATCGCACGCGCTCCCAGGCGATCAGCGCGGCGCTCGTGATCGCCGCACAGGGCGAGCGGGTGTTCGCCTGGCGCGACGCACGAGAGGCCGCGCTCTTCGGCTCGCTGGGGCTCGCCGCGCTCGACGTCGGGCGGGGCTACGAGGCGCTCTACAGGAGCCTCTCGCTGGGGATGGGTACGCTGGTTTCGGTGGGCTTCGGGCTGCGCCCGGAGCGCCGCATCACCCTCGGCCGCCCGAGACAGCTCGTAGAGCTCGCCGCAGAGCTCTACGGACGCGTCGACAATGAGACGCTCGATCGGATCATCAACGACAACGCTCTGACGGGCTCGCAGATTCTCGAGCTGCCCGCCGGGACCGAAATTGCCTACGCCGCCTGATTCGATCCTGCTCACTGTGAGCGGACAGAGATATACGGGCTGGGAAGGTCTCTCGATCACCCGCTTCCTCGACGAGGTCTCGTCGATCGCATTCTCGACGAGCTGGGATCCGTCGAACCGAGCTCTTGCTCAGCTGTTCGTCCCCCTCGCTCGCCAGGAGATCGAGGTCGACACGGGCCGCGGTGAACGCCTCCTGACAGGCCTCATCACCGCCGGGGCGCCGACGGCGGACACGGAGTCGCGCATGCTCCCTCTCGGGGGGTTCGGGCTCCCCGGCCTCCTCGACCTCACGCGGCTCAACGATACCGAGTTCAACAAGGTCAAGCTCGATGAGGTCGCGCGAAAGATCGCTCAGAGCGCGGGCGATATCCCCATCGACTTCCGCGCCGATCCAGGCGCCGTCTTCGAGCAAGCCAAGCTCGAGCACAACAAGTCCCCCTGGTCCTTTCTCGTCGATCTCGCGCGCCCTCGAGGCGTTCTCCTCGCCGACTCTCCCGCCGGCCAACTGCTCGCATGGCAGGCCGAAAGCGGAGAGCCGGTCATGGAGCTCGAAGAGGGCAAGGCGCCGTGTGGAGAGGTCAGCGTGACCCTCGGGAGCGACTGGCACGCTGAGATCGTCGGCTACGCAGGAGCGAAGCGCGGCCGAACTGGCTCATCGCATCGCGAAAAGAACCCCTTCTTTGTCGGCTCATACCCGACGACTCACGAATACGAGGAGAGCGACACGAAGCCGGCCGACCTCCCGCGAGCGGTCAAGGCGAAGCTCGGGAGAATGCTCGGGTCCGCCATCTCCTGGACCGTCACTCTCCCAGGGCTCCGCGATCCGTCGGGCGCCCTCTTCGCGCCGAACACCATCGTGCGGCTGCTCCATCCGTCGACATTCCTCTATCGCGCGACCGATCTGCTCGTGCGCGCGGTCACCTACGAAATCAGCGGCGAGACGCTCAGCTCGACCCTGACCCTCGTCCTCCCCGGGTCCTACTCGGGGGTGCTCCCGGAGGCGATGCCATGGGCCGTCTAGCTAAGGTCCTCGAGTATTTCGAGGAGGAATTCGACGGCGCAACCATTGGGCGCGTCAAGTGCGATCTCGGGGGTGAGCGACCTGTGACCGCCGATCACTACTCCGCGCTCGGCGAGGAGGAGCATCCTCTCCCCGGAGATTTTGCCTTCCTCGTCGAGGACGATGGGACCGGGCGATGGGTTGCGATTCGGTTTTTCGATCCGAAGTGGACCCGGCGCGCTCAGCCTGGCGAAATCGTCCGCTACTCGCGCGACGCTTCCGGCGCGCCGAAGGCGATCTGGCATCTCAAGGCCGACGGAACCATCGACCTGAACTCCGGCAAGGCGAAGGTGAGCCCGAGCGGAGAGCTCACCTGCGCAGCGGAGATCACCGCCATGGCGGGCGCGGCACCCGTCAAGGTCAGCACCCACCAACACCCCACCGGGGTCGGGCCGTCCGGACCACCCACCCCAGGCACCTGATGCCACTCTTGCAGTCGACCCTCGCGGACAAGCTCGAGTCGATCTTCGCGGATCCTCCCGAGACCTTCGAGGCCGCGGGGAAGGCCTGGGCGGCTGCGGTCGGCGAATACGCCGCGGACGTCGTTCCGCCATCTAGCTCCGTGTCCGGCGCGCAAGAGACGCTTGCCGTCGCGCTCGCTGCGGACTTCGCGGTCCCGCTCGGCGCGCCGCCGCTGATGGAGGTCGCCTTCCTCGCTTTCGGCGCGACCGTGGGTCTCGGCATGGCACCGGCGTTCGTTGCTGTTCCTCCGGCTGCTCCGGTGGGGTTTGTGGCGCAGTTTGTGGCCCCTCCCCCTGCGACCCATCGCGCCGCCGCCGAAGCGCTCGCCGCGAAAATTCACGCCTGGATGGGCACAGGAACAGCTAACACCGTCCCCCCTTCGTCTCCCGTGTCCTGGTCATGAGCGATCCCCTGCTTCTCTCGACCGCCGACGGGTTCGAGATCGAACACGAGAACGGTGTGATGACCATGACCGACGGGATAGAGTCGGCCATCCGGCTCTCACTCGAGGGCGGGAATCTGGACGATCCTGGCCAGTCGAACACGGCCAAACAATTCTGGGGCAACCTCACCGAGGAGCACCCGCACGGCCACCTCCGCAGCGAGTTTCAATTTCTCGCGGACGGCCTACCGCTCAGCTCCGGGAACCTCCGCCGCCTCGAAGAGGCCGCGAAGCGCGACCTCGCATGGTTCCTCGAGCCGGGTCCGACAGGAGTCCAGCTCGCGACCGCCCTCGAACTCGAGGTGCGCTCGCCGGAGCGCGGGGTTGTCGATGTATCGGGGCATCTGACGATCGACGGCAAAGCGTACCCATTTGGCCACACAGTGAGAAAACAGTGAGCGTAGCACCTCGTTCGATCGCAGAGCTCGAGACCACGATCAAGAACCAGATCGGCGCCGCTCTCTCGCAGACGATCCCGCTGTTCCCGAAGGCCTTCACGAACATCGCAGCGAAGGTTTTCGCGGCGGTTTACGTCGTCCTCTACAAGTACCAGGCCTTCGGCATCCTGCAGATCTTCGTCCGTCACGCCTCAGCGGAGGCGACGGCGTTCAACGGGAAAACGGTCGTCCCGCTCTTCGAGTGGGGTCAATGGCTGGGCGTCGGGTTGCCTCTCGAGGGGCAGCGCGCAGAGCACACGGTGAGCCTTGGCGTCATCACGCCAAGCGGAACCCTTGCGCAAGGGACGGTGTTTCTGCGCAAAAGCACGGGAGTGCTCTACGAGAGCCTGGGCGCGGTGCCTATCACCGGGAGCTCCATTACTGTCACGGTCCGAGCATTCTCGGACCAGGCGGACGGGCGCGGCTACGGCTCGCTGGGGAACCTCGTCGCCGGCGACGAGCTCGAGCTCGCGAATCCTCCCGCTGCCGTCCGAAGTCGCGCCTACGTCATCGCCCGCACGGTGGACGGCGCGGACCCTGAGGATATTGAGTCGTCGTATCGCCAGCGCGTGTGGCTCGCGATCGCACGGCCGAGGCAGGGCGGCGCAGAGAGCGACTACTACTCCTGGGGCCGGTCTGTCCCCGGAATCGTGGGTGTGTGGCCCTACGAGGGGAGCACGCCGAACCGCCTCAATGTCTACGTCGAGGCGACCCCAGAGAGCTCCGGGAGCCCGGACGGCGTACCGACCGATGCTCAGCGGGGGGCCGTCTGGAACGCAATTCAGTTCGACGAGGAGGGCCTTCGGCGGCGCCGTCCGGCGGGGATGCTGATCGATGTGCTGCCCATCACGCGGAAGGCTCTCGATGTGCGCGTGTCGGGGCTCGTTGCGCCGGATGTGCCGGCCACTCGCGCGGCGGTGACTGCGGCGGTCGATCAGTACCTTCGCCAGCGCCGCCCCTGGATCTCAGGGCTCGACCTGCTCCCGGTGCGGAATCAGGCGACCGTCGCCGGAATCGGCGGCGTGGTAGCCAGCACCGTATACGCTAACAAAGGAACATTTGTGAGAGTACAGCTCTTCGATGGCCCCTCCGAGAGGCACGTCTACACGCTCGAGCCGGGGCAGCTCGCCAAGCTGGGCGCGATGACCTGGGTATCCATATGACAATCAAACCATCGGAGCTCTGGCCCACCCAGACGGACGCGTCAGACGCAAATTATCCGAACGGAAAAGCCCAGCAGGACGCAACTCCCGAGACTGCGGACGGCACGCCGCTCCACAAGGACTGGCTGAACGACATCTGGGGATTCGTCGCGGCGACGCTGTTTCGCGCCGGGATTACGCCGAGCGGTATCCCTGATCACAAGACCATGTCGCAGATGCTCGAAGCGCTGCGCTCGATGTTCGGGGTGCAGTTCACGTTTTTTGAGCTCGATGGTGAGCATTCATGGACCCGCCAATCGTGGACGCTCTGGGTGCGCATCATGGGGTGCGGCGGCGGCGGGGGCACCGGTGGCGGTGACCAGCCCGGGTGGGAGGGAGTACCCTGCGCTGGGGCCGGGAGCGGGTATCCGTTCTTCTTCGAGGGCAAGGCGGACGCGATCGGTGACGGGGCGACCATCATAGTAGGAGATGGAGGCTACGGCGGCACCGCGACCGAAGGGGGTGGCCCGGGCGGTGCTACGACAGTCACTACCGATCGCATCATGCTCTCAGGCGCCGGCGGACTGCCCGGTCAGCCTGGCTTCCCCGACGGGAGCATGACCGGCGGGCACGGATTCTCCGGGGGTGGTCTGCCTGGCGTGGATGACGCAGGGCCCAATGCCCTGGCATCTGGGGGTGGCACGGGCGGCCGGGACGGAGTCACGCGGAACGGATTCAGCGGCGGCCGCGGGCTCTACGGAGCCATCTCCGGCGACCCGCACAGCGCGAAGCGCATGATGGGGTGTCTCGGTGGCGCCGGGGGGACGGGTTCGCGTCCGGGCGGTGGAGGCGGAGGCGGGCCATTTGCTGGCACTATTCTCGGAAACCCGACGAAGGCGCAGGACGCTCCTGGGGCTGGCGGAAAAGGCGGCATCGGATGGGGAGCGGGCGCCGGCGGCGCAGCCGGGGGCCTCGCGGGAGCTTGGGGCATGCGCGGGACCGTCATCATCATTGAGTCTGCTCGAACCCCGATTTGGTGATGGATCTATTTCTTCGCATCATCGGCCACCTTCTTCCGCGCTCTCGCGCGTTCCGGCTCTACGGCGAGCGCAAGCTGGTGCTCTGGCTCAGTGGGCTCGCTGCGTGGCTCGCAGACCTGAGAGGTGATCTTGATTCGAGCTGGGCTGAGATCTGGCCCAGAACCACAACTCGCGTAGCGGACCACGAAGAGCAGTTCGGTCTGTACTCGAGTGGGAGCGAATCGGAGCGGCGCGCGGGCCTCGCGGCGGCGTGGCTGCGCATGCGAGGCGGCCAGGGGCCCGACTACATCCAGGAGGTTCTGCAGACCGCAGGGTTCCCGGTCTTTGTTCACGAATTTTGGGACCCGGACACGATGGAGGTCCGGAATCCTCACGACTACGTCGAGCCCGTCAAGATCGGGCGAACTCGATGCGGGAGCGAGAATGCTCGCTGCGGCCACGTGAGCGCCCGCTGCAACTGGGATGAGATCCGCGGCGGAAACTACCTCTGGAACAAAACGCTCACGTCCCGCCCGCGTCCTCCTATCCCGGCGGACCCGGTGCATTGGGAGGGGATCATCTACATCGGCGGAGAGACGTTCCCCGAACCCGCCCCGGTTGC